GAATCTAATCTGATATTCTTTAATCTTCCAACAGGTAATGTAGTATCATCATGATTAATTAATAGAGGTAAACCATTAGGCATTGTCCTGGACATATCAATATTGTCTACATTGTGTAGTAGTATTTCATTTCCAAAACTTCTTAAAACAGGTGTTTCAGAAGATAAAGACATTGAGATAAAGGTATTATCTTCTTTAGCATTATCTATAGCAAAGCTTCTTACTTGCCTTAATTTATATTTCATCATTTGACCTTTATATATGAAGTAATTCTATTTATCTTGTTTAAATTATTCTTTTATACTGTCTGGAGAGACATTAGCAGGGGCAGGAGAAGTTAAAGCTTCTCCTACTACATCCTTTGGTGCTGGTGTTAGCTGTGTATTCTTTGGTAGAACAGCTAATGTAATACCCTTTTCATTCTCTAATTCTTGTTCATGCTTGATATCATCTAAAATATCTGAATAGGTATAACCATTATCAGCACAAATCTTTGTTCTACTCATTGTTCTATTGTTAATAAGGGTTTCTTGTGCTAAAGCTTCTTTAACAGGGTCAGCAAAGGCAAATGGAACACCTGTAAATTGATATTGTTTATAGAAGTCATAACTTTCCATGACTGGAGGAAGGTCTAATGCTCCACTCGCACAGGCACAATCTAACCAAGATTCAAAAATTGGGCCTAATACCTGCTCAATGAATAGCTGTTGCTTCTCAAGGTAAAAAGCCCTTTCAATAATGAAAGCTGCTCTCATGCTGCTAAAGCTGGTGTGTTCAAAATCCAGAAATAAGCTATTGCTGGAAATGCCAATACCTGTAGCTATTTCCATATTCATAGCTCTTAAGAAGCTGGCAAAGGCTGTTGAGGGATGTTCTGCCTTGATATAATCAGCATCAACACCAGGAGGCAGAACCATACCCATTCCTGGCTCTATGGTGGTTTTCTTTGGTCCAGATGGAATGATGGTCTGTAATGCCTGCTCTTGTGATAGTTCTAAATCATCAGGTTGGGTTTGCTTATATTTAATAAAGGCAGAAGCTTCAATTCTTGCTGATATTAATTCAGCCTTCTGATATTCTTCCATCATTCTAACCTTATTCATTACAGAAGCTATCATAGGAACACCTCTTGGCGCTCCAATCATGTAAGGTTTAAAGGAATGAATTATATGCTCTGCTGGTTCATAGATATATTTAATAAATCCATCTCTGGGGTCATGTTGGGTAATACAGTAAGATAAGGGTTTACCATCTTCATTCTTCAAGATGCCCATATTATAATTTTCATGTTGGGTTACAATAAGCTGTTCAGCATGTAATAATTGACATTGAAAATTATATTTACCCTGATATCTCTTTCTTAATAATATTTCTCCATCAATACAAAGAGATTGAACCATTAAATCTAAAGCATCATTAAGGCTATATTGTCCTGTAACCTCAAAGTTCTTTCTATTACAGAAGTCAGACCATGCTTCTTCTATTTGCTTTGATACCTTTGTATTAATGCTACCTTTTGAATTAGGAACAGTAGATTTAAAGCTAAATCCTTTAGAACCTACAATATTATCCTGACATAAAGATACAAAGTGTGATATAACAGGACTATTTCTATATAAGTCTCTGCTTCTGACTCTTAATAGCTCTAATTGGGTAAATAATTCCTGTGCTGGAGAAAAATCTACTGTAGTCCATTGGCTATTCTGTCTGTTAAACATTCCAGACTCAAAACTTCTCTTACCATTAAACAGATAATCATTGAAAGCTAAATTAACAATATCAGTATTACTAATAGGCTCTGATTTATTTTCTAATGTTGCTTCAATGATTTTCTTATTTCTATTAAATATTGTTGGAAACTTCATTATCAATCTTTCTATTATAAATTAAAATAAACAGAACCAATGGAAGGCTTACCATCTTCCATTCTTACTCTTTGCATATAAAAGGCTCTTAAATCTAATAGACCTTTTCTATCTAATCTCATGGTGGTGCTACCTATGGTGTATTCCTGAACATCAGAACCAGCACCATCAGCAAGACATTTTTCTATATCATGTAGAGCCTTCTTATTAGGGCTTCTTGGGTCATTAACACCTTCTGCCGTTAAATCAGCCTTAATTAAAGCTTCTGAATAACCTAATGTTGTTTTAATACCTAATGGAGAAGTTAAGAAGGCAGATATTGTATATAAACCAGCTTTGTAGGCTGTGGTAGTAGCTGCTGGAATAGAAAATGTAAATATATTGCCAGCTACAGAAGAAGATGTAATTATTATTGGTGCTAATCCTTGCTTTTTAAATACATAAGATAATGTATAGCCAGTTGTATCTAAACTAAAGCTATCTACATTAATATAGAAAAGCCAATCATCACCAGCTTGATATACATTATTTTTAAATACTGATACTGACTCAATCATTAATTATACCTTTTCATATCTTTACTATAGGTAATTCTGTTTACCAACTATTAAAGGTTCTAAACTTGTTAATATATTCTTCTTTTAGGTTCTTATTTGCTGCTGAAACTGGCTCTGAACCTGCTGGAACCTGCTCTACACCTGCATAAACCAGCACAGGCTGTATCTCCTGTGGTTCTGTTGGCTTCTCTGCCTCTGTATCAATCTCTTCCAGGCTGTCTAATTCTGGTTCTGTATCCTCCGGAGTATTCATATCTACAGAAGCCTGTTTAATCATTTCTGCTCTTTGTTCCATTGTGTAATTCTTAAGGCAGATATAATAAGCAGCAAGGTTATAAGCTAATTCATCCAGCTTTTCATTTCTTCTACTACCAATCTTCTTAAATTGTCCATTAACCTTTCTTTCTGAATACAATTCCTTAAAGTATTCTTCATTACATTCAAAAGGAAAGTGTATGTATAAAGGTCCAGGCTTTTCTGTGGTTAACATCTGGAAGATATCAGTCTTAGCATTTTCAGTTCCAATTTCCCATTTTCTTAACCCTGTCTGACTGTCTCTCTTGGCCTTTGTTATGATTGGTTTCCCTTGCTGTCTTGCTCCATAGATACCCTGAACCACAGGCCCTTTACCCTTTAGGAACCTATTTACATGCTGGGTTTGGTGTCCCTGGGTATCAATCAATGTCTTTTCTATGCCTATCTCTGTTCCATTCTCATGCTTATACTTTGCATAGATAACTTTAGACAGGGCTTCCCAAGGTCCAGGTGTTGATGGGTCACCTTCTATTCTGCCTGATAGATAAACCCATGCTTCTCTATCTAATCCCCAAGCTATTACTGAATAACTTAACCAGCTATCCTGTGTATCTACAGCACAGGTTAAGAGGCTGGCAGACATAGGAACAAGAGGATATCTTTCTCTTCTATTATAAAGAATATCAGAGCTATCCCTATATAATCCTAAATCCTCTTCGAAGGGAAGGCCCAAAACTTCATTCTTAAATCTCATAATAGAGAAAATGTCTCTACTCTTATCTACCAAGAGCCATTCTTCTACAATCTTTTCCAAGGTGGTAAATGGAGAATATAACTGTGAAATATGAAAACCTTTTGTCTTTATTTCAGGATATGTTTCTACCCATTTACCAGATGAAATAGCTACCTTCTTCTGTGCTTCTGTTATTTTCTTATTACAGCTATTACACTGATAATAAACATCATCCAACTTTACCCTACAGTGTCCAAACCTGACATTCTCCCATTCAAGAGCCTGGAAGGTTCCACAGTGAGGACAGGGAATATGGAAATATGCCTGGGAACTGTTCAGGAACTCTGAATGTATGGTTTTCCTCTTGCTCTCTGCTGTATGAGCCAGGGTAGGGGAAGATAGAATTATGATTTTCTTGTTATGTGGAAAGGTGGAAGTTCTACCTATAGCCAGATCAATTGGATTCCCGAATCCTACAATTGGTTCATATTTATCTATTTCATCACAGATAACAATTCTGGAACTGAAGCCAGCAAGGGCAGCAGGACTATTAGAGCCAGCAAGCCTGATAGAACCACCTGTGGTTAGCTGTTTGAAATGTAAGGTATTGGTGCTTACCTTGCCTTCATTAGCTGCTAACTTGTTCTGTAAGACTGGTGTATTAATGAATAACCATTGTAATTCTTGTTTACTGAATGAATTACAATCCTCACCTCTTGGTTTAACAACTAATACTGGTGCTGGGTCAAGGTCTGAATAATAGCCAATGGCACAGGTAGCTATGAATGTTTTACCAACTCTGGTAGAACACAGCATTACTACTCTTTCTACCTCTGGATTGGTAATAGCATCCATAATTCCAGACTGAAAGGGTATAAAATCTGGATTCCATTTACCAGGAATAGAAGATTCTTCAGAAGATAAGATTCTATTTTCAGCAGACCATTCTGATAAGGATAAATTAGGAGGTCTTTTAAGGTTCTGAATGACCTTCTTAATTAATGTTTTAGCTGATAGCATTATCTATTATTTCTACTTCTTCTGCTTCTACCTTATTTATTACATTGTCTAAAGCATCAAAGATTAAATTATCTATTAGTGTTTTCTTCTTATTATAATCCATAGTGCCATTAATGCTACCAGAAGCCATATGGCCGACATTAAGCAGACTGTTCCTAATATCCAATAGAATATTACTCCATACAGTTTCAATCTCTGAAACCTCCATAAGCCTACCTTCTTTTTCATCTATCTCTAATTGTAGCTTTTGATTAGACAGGTTTTGGCCTTCTATCTTTGCTGCTGTTAAATCATCAACTTTCTTATACTTCTCTGGTTTGATAACCTTATTATTGATATACCATTCAAGACATTCAGCCCAAACATAATATTTCATTGACCCTTCAAAATGATAAGGGAATGTATTAGTTTCTTGTTTAGTCCAGACCTCTATACTCTTTGTTGATACCTGTAGGAGAGTAGCTATCTCTTCTCTTCCAAGGTGTTCCAGGTCATATTCTTTTTTCATGTAAGCCTATTAAAGACAAGATTAATGATTTGTATCAAGTTTTGTGTAGAAAAAGCAAAGCGTCTGCGCGGCACCCGCTAAAACAGAACCTTTTTAGAGGACCCGGCAGAAATAGCAGGTGGACATACCTTTAAGTAATGCCTTTGTATATCCTATTGTGCTGGCTTGTTTAGTTGTCATGTTGATTACTCTTGCTTACTTCTTTGCAGATGCTAATGCTTCAGACAATACTTGTGATGCTATGATGTTGTATCTATATTGAATAACATTGGTAGCTGTCTGATACCAAGCTATCTTCTTTGGTCTGTTAGAATGTTTGATTAAGGTATACAGAAGCCTTACACCAGTCTTTCTATTGGTGCCTCTTTTCCTCTTCCTATTATCATCTGGTGATGTTCTTTGTAGAATTAAAGGTGTTCCAGTTTCTTTGCTGTGAATTAAAAAGGTTCTTTCTAATCCCTGTATACCAAACTTGGTTTTATTAAGCTGTAGATTCTTAACCTTTAAGGGATTATCTGGACCAATGATAGAATTACCAAATACCTTTGGGTTAGGCATTGTTAGCCATGTATGCCCTTGATATGGTATGTGTTCAGCACCAGTTTCAAAGTCTGATAAGTAAGCTAAAGTAATAGGCATTTCAATAGTTACTGACATTCTTGTCTTGGTTGCCCATTGACCCTTATTAATCTTTACCTGTGATATAACCCAGGGCCTTCTGATATGAAGATTTTGTGAAAGCATTATCTTTTCATCAGTTTGAATCTCTTTAGCAACTGTATTTAAAACCTTACTGAGAATGAAACCAGATTGATTATCTTGCCCTAATTCTCGCAACTGATTAAGTATAGACTCTGAATTAATGGTAAGTTTTACTTGCATTATGAAGCCTTTATATATCTATTCTTAGCAGCAATAGACATTTTTAATCTTGTTTCATCTGATACTGGTTTTCTAATTCTGTTACTTGCAGCAATAGACATTTTTAATCTTGTTTCATCTGATATTATATCCCGCTGTTTAGCTATTTCTGACATTAATAATTTTGTTTTTTCTGAAAATGGATTTCTAAACTGTTTACTTGCAGCAATAGATATTTTTAATCTTGTTTCTTCATTAGGTTTTCCACCCTCACCACCTAATGTCTTGTTATATCCAACAGCGGGATTAGAAGCATCCGATAAATAAATTAAATCTGTTTCATATTCATTTAATAGTGAACCATCACAATATATAATAGGTTCAAAGGTAAAAGCGGTAGGACCATACTTATTATAAGAAGCCTGTAAATGTTTATTTTTGTGTTTATTATTTTTTAGCTGATAATTATGATTATACAGTCTATTGGTTAAATCCGTAGATTGACCAATATAAATCTTACCATTGATTGTATTAGTAATTTTATAGATGCCTGAGTTGTTCATATATAAGTAATTCTGTTTCTGTTAATCTAATATGCTGTGATTATATTTCTCTGTCAGTAATGTTAGTGAGGTTTCAATGATGATTTCTGGTAATTTTGTTATTTTTACCATATGCTGTATGAGCATTTTTCTATCAGAACAGTTATACATGCTTTCATCATTTATTACCAAAAGTAAGGCATCAATGATTGTAGAGAGTGTTTTACCTGCTGATTCTTTCTTTAATTCTGTTAAAAAGATTGTGAAGTCTAATAGGTTGATAAATGGTGAAATACTTGTTTCTGTATCCCATTCTTCATCTAATGAATAATGCTTATTTATATATTTAGTGCTTGCTGTTAATTGGTCCTTTAATTTAAAATTACAGATAAGAGTTAGATAGGTATATAGGCGACCATTTCCAGGTTTATATTTAGGTAAATGTTGTAAGACAATGAGACACAGATTATTAAAGACTTCAGTTTTCTCTAAACCATTAGCATCATTCATAAATCTAACATATCTGACAATGATAGACTGAAGCAAGGGGAAGCAGTAAACAAGTATTCTGGTATCTTCATTGTTAATTACCCATGCTTGATAAAGAAATTGTGCTACATCCTCTTTAAAATAATGAGTAGATAAAACAGTATCATCTAATTCATTTAATACATCTTGTTCTATCTTAAATACATCTTCTAAATTAAATAAATCCATTATAGCTACTTTCTGTTATTCTTCTTATTCTTATTTTTCTTCTTATATTTTATTATAGGTGCTGGCTTATTATCTTTATTGCTTGTCTTGTTATCTGGCTTAACCTTCTTCTCTTTCTTCTCTTCAAGCATCTTATTAAAATCATCAAAGATAGCTGCTATTACCTGTCTCATTTCAGAATAATATGGAGAGAAATAATAAGTAATTAAACCATCAATAATACAAGCTGCTATTTCAAAACCAAATGGAGTTGTATATTTACATACCTCACCAGGATAATTAATTAATCTGTCTATTATGTATATACAGATATTCTGACAATGTTTAATTTGTATTGGACTTGGTTGAAAGGTTGGATTGATAGGTAAATTATTCATATTAAGTTATCCTGAAATTAACCAATTTGTTTATTTGTATTGATGTTTTTTCATTATCACCAGCTTTTAATTCATTCTTTGTTATTATTATTAGATACAATTGGCTGTCATCCAGGGTATAACCTAATGATTTATAAGCAGAGAAAAGGCTATCACATAATAGTTTCTCTCTGTTAGCTGCATCAGTCTTTCTTATTGTTGCCTTCTGTGTCATCCAATCAGAATGTAGCATGATATGAATAGCCAGAGGTTCATTAGACCAAGATTTCAATTCAGTTTGGAGCATAGGATTTATTCTAATGTTCTGCTCTATCTGGTTCTTAAAGGCCAATTCAGATGTTTTTCTAAAATCTCTTGCCTGTTGGCTATGAATTAGCCTACCATTAGCTATGGTAAGGCTCTGATTGGTAGAAGGTGGTATCTGGTCCAGAGAAAAGAACATTAATTAGCTGTTCCTGGTGCTGTCTGTGCCTGGGCCTTTAATTCATTTACCCTTGCTTCTAATAGCTGGGAAACCTTTACTGTTAGCTCTAATACAGGATGTTTCTGCTTACCCATAGCTACAAGTAAGGTTTGTTCAGAGGTCAAATCTAATTTGTAATTTCTTAATATATTAGATAATACATCTAATTCTTGGTCTGTTAATTGTAAATTATTTATTGGTTCCATATTATTTATTCCTTTTTATATTTTGTTTAATTTTAATAATTTTCAACTTGATTAATC